GCTAGACCAATGATACTATAACCAGCTGCAATTGCTGATATAGAAATGGCACTTAAAAATGTTATGATAATTGCAAACATATCCCTACTTCGTTATATAATTTAATTTGTATTCGTTTCTAATTAATTTAATTATTCTTTCTACTTTACTGAAATAATTTTTATCAGTAGCATAGGCGTCTAGTGTTTGTAATAGTTTAAATGGATTGTCCTCACCACTATATCTTAACTTTTGATACTTTTCAAAAGCTGTACCATTATTTAGTGTGTTTATATAGTGTAAAACACTGTCACATTCGTGCATATAAACCTTAACACCCCATTTCTTAGGGTTATTTGAAGGTAACATATGAGGTTCTGTTAAATCATAAGTTCTCATACCAAATAGATTATGTCCTTCTCTAGCAAATCTACTTGTACCCCAACCACTCTCTAAGGCAGCCTGAGCTAATAGTAGTTCTCTATTAGCAGGAAATACATCTGAGGTGGTGTGATAGATATAGTCAACACATTGGTTTACATCATCTAAAAATTGTTGATTACTGTTATGTTCAAAATCTGGTAATGTAATTACTTCTCTTACAGTAGCAGACGACATATTCTTGTATGAATAAACAGAAAAGGTGATAAATGTAAATACAAATATCACCATCAATGTTCTCAACACAATTTTACTGTTATGTAAAAATTGTGTCATTACTTCCTTACAACAATGTAATCGTAACTGTAGATAGTTTCAGGTTCTTGTTCACCATATTCTGACCAAGTTCCAATCTCAATCGGTTTATTTCTCTTTTGAAAGAAAGCCAACTTATCATTCTCTACAAATTTAGACATCTTCTTAAAGATTTTTTCTGATTGTTTTTCTGTGTAGTTGTTTAGAACATCTGTTCGCCAATTACCTGTGTAATAGGTCATTTTAGGTTCGGCACTACTCTCAGTAAACTCTTTTAGTTTGTCAGGTACAGTATCAATTACTGCTTTGAGATAGTGGTCTAGTTCTTTTGATTTTCGTTTCACATTTTGCATTATATAGCCTCTCGTTGTTGTTAAATTTGTCCTAAACCAATCGCTTTTAGTCTTGGTTTAAAACTGTAGAATAAACTGTTATGATTTCCAGTATCATTACAGTTTTGTAATTGGTACAAATGTACCATTTCGTGTCCTAGTGTGTTTACAAATTCACTAAAACAAGAATACTTGTCTGACATTTCTAGTTTAAGTTGTTGTGTACCTTTTCTCTTTTGATTAAAGATTACAACTTGACCATAAACCTTTTGTCTTGTAAGGTCTTTGATTTGAATGTCGTTGAATGGTGCTAATTCATTATGAAATACACCGTGATTTATTAGATTAAAATACTTTTTAATATCTTTATATGTTGTTTTATATTTTCTACTGGCCGTAGCCTCACACTCAGACTTAATCATCTTACGAATTTTTGCTTTCTTTATGTGTTGCACTTTTTTTCTCCTGATAGTTCAAATATAACCAACTAACTACTGACATTGTTTATCTGCAATTGTTGTGTCTTTCAATAATAAACACTTATGTTGCTCGTCTAATTTCAATCTCAAATCTGCCATAGCACCGTCAATGATACTAGGTAAATACTGTTGCATTATAGAAACCATTTCTAAAGCATATTTTGAACCAATCTTGGCTATTTCTGCTTCTAATAATTTCTGTTTATCTATCTCGGATGAGTTTGTGACAATGTGGCCAAGTACGGCCTTTTCATACTCACCAGCACTTGCAATTTTTGAAAAGGTAAATAACATACCTATCACTAACAAGTTTATAATTATCAATTTTTTTATCATAATGTATCTCCTATATTTATATTATAGGTATATAATACATCAAAATTGAGCTGGTGTCAAGCACTTTTTTCACTTTTTTTAAAATAAAAAAGCAAGTAAAATCAACACTTTATAGGTGGGGTGGATAGAGTGTTGCAAAAAAGCAACACTTTTGTTCTCTATCCGTTCTACTTTTGTAGGAAATTATCGTTCCAGTTGAACGCTTCCTTAACTACTGATTCGGTCAAACCTTTAAACATTTTATTTAATGTCTTATTTTTCATACCTAAAAGGACTTTTGCTTCTTCCTGATGTAAACCCTCTAACATTTGAATGAACATAGTTTCTTTCTGTGTTCTTGTAGTTGCTGGGTCAGCACCTTTAACAAAATGCCACAATCTTTTAGCTTCATTTAGTAATAGACCGTGTTCAGTACCTATAGGTGATTCATTTGCAATATATGGTGGGTCACCTGCTGGTAAATCCCATACAATATTTGGGTCAAACGCACCTTTTAATACTTGCCGTAAGGCTGCATTATTGTAATCTTTTAAAACTTGAATCTTTTTTGGTTTATCTTTTGCGTTGTTAACTTTGGTTAACACTTCAGACATCAAAACAACTCCTGAGCCATCTGTTTGAGATGTAGCCATCATTGCTTTTCTACTGATTAAATTTGGGTTGTCTTGTACAGCCATAATTTCTCCTTCAATTTGAATATGTATTCATTTAAACTATTTATACTATTTAGTGTATTCATCTGTGACTTCTTCTACATTTAACTCACCGTGGTATACAGTGTAAAACTCGTCTGGTTCACCAAAAGTTTCGTGTAAATAATCATAACCATCTGTGTCATATTTTTCTTCTAACTCTTCTATACTCATACCCTTAACATCATTGAAGTAGAAAGAACATTGGTCATCTACCTCCTGGTCTTCGGTCATTGTATGGTCAAATTCAAATTCATTATAGGCATCATTTTTATCACCTATAATTTCTGTTAATTCTTCATCACTCTCTACTTTAATTATACAATGTCCCCAACGGTACATCTCTTCCGTTTGACAAGAAATACCTTTTTCATCATCTCTATAAGATTGATATTCGTAAATTGATTTTTTAAACTTAGGCGATACTTTATAAAACTTTGTCATTTTTTTGTCCATAATCTATCTAATAGGTAATACCATACACCGTTAATCATTGGTTCTACTATTGCGTCAACACCTGCTAATGACCAATCTGCACCTGTAATTAATCTGTTACAAGTCATAGCAATAACTATGTGACCAATAGTATAAACGATAGCTCTGCCTACACTTGTTGTACCAAGTTTTTTTAGTAGGTTAAAGATACCGTTTTTAAATTCTGTCATATACATTTTAAATGTGGTGGGGGATTTCTCCCCCACTCACTTAATTACCTAAAATTAGGCAGCGTTATAGGCAGTATTGCCAAATAATGCTTTTTGTCCAGCTGCGATAACAGCTTTAGATGGTTGACCCATTCTGAAAGAAACACCGTCTTTTGATTTATTTGTATAAATCATGTGACCTTCGTTTCTCAATTTACCAATCATTGAAGTTGGTGAAGTAAGGTCAAATTTAGTTCTCAAAGTTTTCCAAGAAACTGATTCACCTTTTGATAAAAGGTTCAATACCTTTTCTGTCTTTGTTGTTTTAGTTCTAGCCATAACATTTTCTCCTTGTGTGTTAGCATTTAACTTGTTCATAATATATTGTAACATAATTGTTACTCCTTTCAATTTGCGTTAAGTCGCCACTATTCAACAAACAAAGCGTACATTTGTAGTTTGCTTGTCGGAATTCATTTGTCATTATCTGGTTCAAAGTCAGGTGTAAATTGTATATCAGCCATATCTGATAAATCTCTAACTTCGTCCTCTATATCTCTGGATAATGGTCTATGAGGTTTATGGTTTACTCCTAGCACCTCATTGTAATTTAATCTTGCTATCTTTTGTTTGCCTTTTTGTGTAATAGATACCATCTTATCAGCAAGTTGTTGTGCTGGATGTGTCTTTGAAAAATCTCTATACACCAAACCTCGTATTGCGTCAATGGCTAATGCCAAGTCAGCAGTAAATGTCAATTTATCAGTTCGTATTCCCATAGCAACAAATTTATCTAATAAAGTATAAGCAATATCGTCAACATTCCCTTCAACAAATTCTTTAGTCTGTTGTTCAACTAACTTTGCGTGTTCTTTAGGGTCTGTTTGACCTGTGTTATCTTTATTTTGAATTCTGTTAAGAGGAAAGAGAACAACATTGTCATTTTTATCCAATTATCTCTCCTTTAAAGTTGACTTTACCTTTATCATTAAAGTATTCAACTAACTGGTTATAGCCACCAATAAGAACATCATCAATTTTTATTTGTGGCATAGTTCTAACTTTTTTACCAATGTCTTCTAACATAGCGTCAACAGATTCAAATTCTTCCATTTTCTTTTCAGTAAATTCGTGTCCTAAACTTTTTAATAATTGTTTAGTCTTATTGCAATAGACACAATTGTTTTTACTGTACACTACTATTTTCATTGTCATTCACTAACTTGTCGTAAGCTTCAGCCGCTTTCTCTTTCAAGTTATATGCGTCCAGAGCCTGTTCAACATTGTAATTATACATTTTATTAAACTCACCTAAAGGAAGTCTTAACCCTACCCAAGCTCTATAGTAACCATTCTTTGTTAATGTTACATCTTGTGCAAAGATTTCATAACCTCTCACTGGTGTATCTTTAATACTATTAACTAATACACTTTCAACTTCACTCACTACAGTTTTAGTTTCAGTTTTACCTAATTCTGTAACAAATTGTTTTGATTGTTTATTCATTTTACCTGCAACAATATCAGCAAGTTCAGCTTTTGAAATCATCTTAGCTTTCTCTATTGCAAGGTTAAGGTCTGGCGATACTGCCGTTCCTACACCATAGATACATTGTTTTTCATCATCTTTACTTGTGAAGTAAGATAAATCACAGGCTTTCTGTTCAGAAAAATCAGCCATATACCACTTAGGTACAGTGTTTACCACATTGCCTGATTCGCTTTTAATTTTGTAAGAACCTCCTGAACAAGCAGTTAGTAAACCAACTACTGTTAAAGCACCTACAAGTTTTAGTTTATTTTTCATCATAAATTTTTACTCTCCTTTACATCATATATCAATTGTTGTAAAAAGTCAAGCGTGGATTGAACATAGTTCAACACTTGGTCACTTGACACATCCATAACAATAATCAATACAAGAGCTACAATAATAAGATTTCTTATCATTATTTGACCTCCCAATCACCATATTCACTTAAACAAACTTTTCCTGGTGTCTTAAAAGCATGTTTATTCCGACTATAATATCGGCAATACTCAGGTGCGCTCACATCATTGTAATAAAACTGAGCAAATAGTTCCCAATAAGTAGGACCGTCATAAGTCCCTCTACCATCAGCACACTCCATAATCTCTTCTTTAACAATAGTATCATCATCTTTTTGTTTAATGACAACTTTTACATAACAATATTGACCTGCTGTTTCAGCTGGTGAAATTGGTCTAATCTTTTCTCTTAATACTTTATCACCTGCTACTGCAATGCCTGATATTAATAAGAACAAAATAAGAACAAATGTCCAAGTTAAATATCTTTTTACTAATTGTCTAGGATCAAACATAATTCTCTAATTTCTTTATACTGTCCATTGCATTATATATGGTATCATCTATAAAGGCAAGCCTGGATTGGTTGTTTGTTAATTCTTTTTCGTCCTCTAATTCTCTTATTTCCTGCTTTAATTGTTCTATCTTTGTTCTTATATCACTTTCTACCATTATTTCCTCTTTTCTCTCCATTGGCCGTCTGGCATTTGACACGCTGTACCAAAAACCACTTTTCTATTAACGCCTCCGATACCAACCAGTGGCCAGTTGTTGGTAATATCTATAGTTGCGTCATATTCTTTACATTTGATAGGTCCGTCAAGGTATGACTTAGTAACATGGATGATACCTGAGTTGCCTGTTTCTGAATTGTACCAATTTGTGTAACTAGAACCATATGAGCTAGTGTTTAAATGGTCAACAAATACTGCGTTGTGTACATCATAATCTGAGTTGTACATAGCTTCTGCACCTGCAAAAGCGCCAGCAACAGCACAAGTACCTACTGCGTATGGGTTTGAAATGCCTGCCTCTACACATACAGATGTGGAGGTTACACTACCCATTATTGCACCAGTGTGACTTCTTGTACTACAACCATTCAGTAGGAGTAGGACCACTGTCGCTAGTATCAACTTTTTCATAATTACCTTTATCGTTTGCTAATAGTAGGCAATCAGCCTGAATATTATCTATTAGCGAATTAATTTGTAAATCTCTTGTTGGCGATTTAGGGTGTTCATATTTCAACACCCGTAACTCGTCTGCCATTTTTTTGACAGAATCTATCTTATCACAGAATTGACTAATCTTGTGTAACATAGTTTTTTACCTTTGTAAATAAGTCTTGTACATATAGCTTATTACTAGCAAGTTGTTCTTTACCCTCTTGCCAACCTTTTTTCTGAAACTCAACTGTTTCAGTCCACTGATTTTGTAACCAGTTGGTTACTTTATTGTTTATTATCAATTCATTTTCTTCGGCTCTTGCAATTGACCACGATAGTAAGTAAATTGCAAAAAACATAAAAACAAGTTTCTTCATACTTTTCTCCCTGCTGTTTTTAGGTCCTCTTTACCAACAACCATATATGGACCTTTATTGTAAGCAGGTACAATAGAGTATTGTTTTGAAATCTCTAATCTTTCCTGCTGTTCTCTATGGTTAATAGTACCGCCATTACCTAATTTTGTATTTGCACTAGGGTAATTGGGTGTTTCTCTATGG